GTTATTAGAATTCCGTGTAGGTTTCCCATCCTTAAGGGAACGTTGCTCGAGACGGTGAACGTCTCGGATCATTAACACATGATCGCAAAGCAAACGCAGCTGCCTACCACTCATCCGGTCGAAAAACGATCCGGTACCACGCGCGACCCATGCTGTTACGTTGGGTAGCTCGACTTCGTCATAAACGACATAGTCTTCTCCAATTGAGAGCGTAAAAGAAACAAACTCATTGTCTAAACCCCCCTTAATCTTGCGGGGGCCTAGTCTTTCCCATTCAGGATTCGGTCTAACATCTCCAGAAGAGATATCAGAGCCAAAGAAACCGGATAAAGCATCCGATAGTAAGCCTGAAAACCTTTGCCGTTTTTTACGCGGCCTAGGGACAAAGCACTTATATGTTTTACCATAATGTAGAGGTGCGATGTTTGGGAAAAGGATACCTTGATCCGGGTTACAATACCCCGGAATAATAAGGTAACTGTTAGTTTCATAAAGATATACGCCTAAAAAGGATAAGATAGGGTTAAAGGCATTGAGCAATTCATGTCTCGCAGCCCACCTAGCTATGAGGTTAAACGTAGCTATGATCCCGTTTCTGGTGACAAGGTCGCGAATATAACATGGAGTTACATCGTAACCTTTATAAAAATCACCTCCACAGGATTCCCTAAACGGCCCCGATAAATAGGATTTGTCGGTATTAACAACTAAACCACAATATCTGAGGAGATTGCACATTGCATTTGCCATAGGCGTGGGGATAATAATATCATCTCCAAAAACAGAAACTTTGAGTCTCTGTTCCCTATCCACACTGCTGTGAAGCAGGTACTGATAAGGTACGCCATACGTCGCTGTCCGTAAGGATACAGCCAGCGCCGTAAAAATAAGCGTTTGCAGAGGGAATGTAAATCCATTTCCCATAGTGCAAAAAACGTTCAAGGTAACCATTCCTTGCTTTTCCCCTTTAATGTTGTGTTCCACAACAGGAGATCTAACGGCACGGAGTACGTGAATCCATTCTTGCGGCATTAACCTTTCGACCAGCGCATCAGATAGGGAATCCGATGCATTTTTTAGGTCTAAGGTAGCATAGGTACCAAATTGAGATCCCAAACTCGCGAGAGTCTGGTTTCTAACCTGTCCCATGCTAGTTGCACCATTATCATTTCTTGATATGTGCAACCCTTTTGCAGCAAGCGCAAGGCGAATGTACTCACCTAAACCCAACTGTAAAAAACCATTTAAAGATGGCTCAGTTATAATATTCCGGGCCTTGGTGATGTCCTTAGGTACATAGCCTAACTTCCCTCCCGGGACTACCTTGATGCGAGACATTTTATTTACTTCGTCCGCATCCTGCGCAAGAGCTTCAATTACGATGCTCCTGTAAGGTAGAGCAGCTTCCGTACTTGTCAAACTAAAACGCTTAGCGATAGAAGGGAGATCCCTATCATATCCAACATTAGCCTTAGGACCGAACTTACAAAGTTCAGCCCACAAGCCAACATTCAGCGTCGACTGCACGCCATTGTAGCGCATAAAATCAGTCGCAGCAATCGTGTAATCTTTAAGTACTTGGAAGATAAATTCCTGAGCACCATCCAAAACATCATCAAACGCAACATTCCCTTTTAAGGAAGGAGGCATAAAACTAGAGTTGAATTCTAAAAAATTACGATTGGCAATTGTGCCTAGTTCGTCAAGCAACTTCCCATCTCCCCGATACTTATGTAAAATACGGGACTCGAGACGAGCCAGAGCTGCAACCTGAAAAACGGTTGCATCATCCTTGGCATTTTGGAAGGATTGTTGGAGGGCTTTTTGTACACCTGAGAGCAATGCTCCAGTATCTTGCACATTCATTTATTATGCTCCGGCAGATTTAAATTAGACCTGATGTACAGGTATCAACGATACCTTGTAACTGTTGTGTAATAGCACCTTGGTGCATAGACTCAGCAGCCAACAGGGAGTTTAGATCGAATGCCTCGGCACCCGCTGGAATGCTAAATGTCGTCTCTATAACTAACGGGACGATAAAACCATCAGCATTCGTCTTGACGCCTTTTCTGGTACGCACAACATATTTATTACGTTGCACGGCACCTACGCTCTTAGGAGCTGGATTAGACGCCTGGACTAACGGGGGACGCTGCGCAGTGAGTGTAAAAGGATTTGACGCCGTATGCGCGGAAACGCCAGTCTGTGTGCCGCCAAGAGCGGTGACAGCCCATTGCTTTCCGTATGCATTAGGTGCTACGTCCACTGATAAAGTGTAAGTAGGATTAGTCAAACCTGTAATAGGTGCGCCCGTCACTGGGCTAGTGGGATTAAACATAATGTTATCTCCAAAAAAGATGAAAGGGTTAATATAAGCTAGCGCCGTCTATTTATGACGATGCAAGCTGCTATGTTAGCCATTTTATTTTCCCAGTTCTTCGTTATTTCATCGATCGACTTTAGCCTCAACATAGGAAGAGGCACATCGTCTATACAATGACGTTCAAAAGTATGAGTGATAAAACGGAGTTCGGTAGGCGAGTATTCAATTACCTTTGACTCATCCCCGGGGTATACTGCTCCATTTGGTTCCCAAAACTTAGTTCGGGTACCGTGTACTGTCCTACAACGAGGTGTGTCGTAGATCTGACGCATAGCGAAGGCATCCAAGACTTTCTGAATATTAGCAAAGTAGTCAACCAGCCACGAGTAAGAGATTAACTCCCAAACCGTGGACGGGATTTCCCTAAGGTTGATACCAAGCAAATCCAAATCGTCGGGCGCTTTCGGCGCAAACCATTCGTTAGTATATTCAACATGATATTTGACTTTCTGTAGATCACGAAGACCTACATTGTAGCCATGTCTACCAGTGTAGAAATTACCTTGCCAGTTGCTTCGAGTAATGATAGATTCACTCTCTGAAGCTCCTGAACCCGTTATTTTTAACGAAGGAGGCATACTGCCCCACTTCATGGCAGCAATCGCTGTTGCAATGTTCTCAGCATCGGCCATCATAGGCTGCATGCCGAACGACCAAGCCAACCAGTGGTCGGCTATTTGGCGCGCTAAATCCTTGCGCTTTAACGGTGTTAACTTTGCATTGCGATATGACCTTGTCCCTGGAATTTTCCTGAGGATACGCGCGGCATCATCGGATATTAAACCTACTAAACGACTAAGATCACGCATCTCAGCAATGGGAACCATTGCTTGAGCACGTTTCTCGGCCTCCCTGAGATGAGCAAAATAACGCTCTCTAGCCTGCACCTCTGCCCGATAAAAGGACAGGGTATTGTAGGCAATACCGGGAACATAGGTCATAGAGGTGTTAGTCAAACCAGCCGGAGAGGGAAAATCATAGGTATTGAAACCTATGCCTCTCAGCTCGTAATGAGTAGCACCAGATTTACCGATCGCGACGAAATCTCCTTCCACTTCAGTGTGGAGGTGGGTCATCGTATATGATGTAGTAGCATTAACCCTATTACGGATCAGCGTTTGATGGTTTGGTAGGGAATAACCGGCCTGCGTTTTAACGTCCCAGTACTTTGCAGTACCGATGGACGGCGCGGACGGACTCCCTTTAGGCCACCAAGTCCATTGCTGACTGAAAGTTTCACCAGCAATAAGCTGGCTCTTCTTCTGACGAGCTATGCTTTTGGCACAGCGCAATGTTTTACAAGCTGCCATAATAGAAAACCGACTAACAATAGTTGGAACAAACGCACACACTATTTGTGTAGGCGTGCGAAGCCTGACTGCTATTCACATAGCAGCGTGAAATGACTGGTAATAGCCACGTCACACGCGTTAGCGCTTTTGAGAAGCCCTATGACCATCGAGTTTAGCCAAGTATCCACTCCCGTGGATTCGTCAGCTGACTCGAC